CGTCAGGATTCCAGTTACGCCGGATTGCCAAAACCTCCGACGTGCTTTTCTCTAGCGTTACGACGTATGGCAGCGCTATCCCCGTTTCTTCTCCATCCTCATCCTTGTCCTCGTATCCCGGTAAATCCAGTGATACGTGCATCTCCAACAACTTGTACCGGTCATCTGTTGAGGCCCGAAACCCCATCTTCTCCGCTATTTTCTTCTCAACTTCATCAAACGAATCGGTCGGGTCATTCAGCTCAATATCACGGTAGAACCCTGCCGCTTGGAGTTTCCTCACCTCGTTGGGGGTCTTGCGCATGACGTGCGTAACACGCTCTGCGGTCTGTATATTAGACGCCCCGTACGGCACAACCACGTCTTCTGCCGGTACAAATATAGACACCTGCCTCTGAAACGACGGGTCGTAGTACACCTTCTTGAACGCATTACCGGCAAGACCCAAGCCCCACAACATACGCTCATGTTCTGGGCGGTATTCCACCATCTTATCCGTTAACTGGTAATTCATGTCCTCGCGCACCCGCAATGCAGCGTCACGCTTTTCCTGCGTTTCTTTGCCTATAATCTTGGTTTTTACCGGCCCTGCGGCGGGGAATGTCTCCATCATGGTCTCGGCTTGGAACTTCACCAATGCCTCACTTAACATCGGGTGATATACACCACAAGCACCCGGCCACGGCTCAGTACGGTCTTCTACCTTTAACCCCAGCAGTTCAAGCCCTTCCACGTAGGTTTGTATCCAATCTTTACGGGAACTGACGTCATCGTCAAAGTCCCCCAGCAAATCACCGACAAGTGACGCCATGTCTTTCTCGGACATCTCATCTGCGAGGTTAGTGTTAAAATCATCGCTCGGTTCTTTCTCACTCGGGTCGAGGTCAATCTCCAACCCATCTATACCAATCTTGACGCCCTCTGGGTCTTCAATCTCAATCTCTAGCATAGGCTCTTCGTCTTCCATCCCGCCGATAAGACCTAAAGGAGCTTGGTTCACCGTCTTTTCTATACTGTTCTTAGCCATTTGATTTTCCTTTAGTAGTAGCCTTGTACCTTACGCCGTCTAAAATATTCAGGGTCATCCGGCGTATCAAGCGCCGTACCAATATACCCGCCCTTACGAAATCGCATTAACGCCAGTGATACACTATCGACATAATCGTCGTGCTCACCCGCAGGGAACGCCGCCACCTCATCAATCACTTCCTCAGCCCAGTGCGTCCCCGGTGCCCACACTCTACCACTTGCAAATAAATCTGACACGGCATTTAGCCGACTTATCTTGTCATTTCCCTTGCTTGGCGTAAACTCCTGCACAGGTATACCCATCGCTCTTAACTCATAAATCAGCGGCGCACCGGAGGCTTTCTTTTCTATTATCACCCCGTCCGGCTTCCAGTCCTTGTACTGGTCTATGGCGACCTGCTTCAGTCTGGGGAACTCCATCCTCTCCCGGAACGCATTCAGTAATATAATGTTGGCTTGCAGCTTGCCGGTGGCGTCCGGGTGATAAAAAACACCCCACGTAGTTAGTGCCGAATAGTCAGCGCGGTTGCCTTTCTCGAACGCCGTATCCCACGCCATCAACACAAACTCACACTGCGGCGGCTTTTCTTCTTCCCATGTCTGCCACCACTCTCGTTTGACAATAGCGGCACCTTCCGAGGTGGGGTTCTGCTGATACTGCGCCATCCACTTGGAGTTGGGCAACTCCTCCTTTAATATAGACAGCTCCTCCAGCGGCCAAAACTCCGGCCACAGCGGGTTGCCCGACGGCAAAATAGCCGGGAACTCGATCACCTCCCAACCTTCTCCCCCTCGCTGTGCCTCTGCCTTTAGCACCTGCCCCGTTAAATCACGTAAACTCCACCGGGTCATAACCACCACGATAGCCCCGCCCGGCTGTAGCCGCTGCCTTGGGCCAGATGTGTACCACTCATACGTCTTGTCGTAGATGTCCGGGCTGGTTTCCGCCAGTGCCGCCTCTTGTTCTGAGTGCGGGTCATCTATAATGAGCAAATCGGCACCTTTTCCCGTTACCGCACCGCCCACACCGATAGCAAAGTAGTCACCACCCTTGCTGGTAGCCCACCGACCGGCTGCTTTCGAGTCACTTTGCAGGGCTACACCCGGGAATATGTCCGTATATACCTCCATATCCACCAGATTTCGCACCTTTCGACCAAAACCCACGGCTAGCTCGGCTGTGTGGGAGGTCTGGATCACCTTTTTATGCGGATATTTGCCTAAAAACCACGCCGGGAGCAGGTAGGACGCGAATTCTGACTTGGTATGGCGTGGTGGCATGTTAATAATGAGTCGTTTGCACTTCCCCGCCGCCACCCGCTCGAACGCATCCGCCATCTTCGTATGGTGACGACCCGATATAAAGGACGGCCACACTGCTTCGACGAACTTTAGGAACCGTGTCTGGGATAACTTCCGCTTTTTCAGCTCACCGAGCTTGTCTAACTCCGCAAGCAGCTTTTCTTGTTCCGAGGGGGACAGCAGGGGCAGGATAGCCGGTATATCTTTTAGCGATACGCTATCCAACAACTCCTTCATGCTCTTACTGGTCACGCGGTTGCTTCAATTACTTCAGTTTCCACGGGGTCTTCGGCCTTTTCCGGCTCTAATATGTTAACAAACACACCCAGTTCTTCGTCGAGGTTGGCAGTGAGGGGGGTAATATCAATCACATCAGCATTCAGCAGGCGCTTGACCCGTTCTTTAATGGCAAACTCCAAGTCCTCGGGGTTCCTATAGTTAATAGTCACTTCCGACCTTTCGGTAAATATACCTATGTCACTGTGCTTGCCCAGCAGCTCCAACGCCTTTAGCTCGTATTTCGTTTCCCCGCAGTTGGCTATCTCCATTAACTTGTTCGTTATGGCAGCCCGGGCTTTCGCCGCGTCCATGGCAATTATTTCCCCGTAAGTACGTAGGAATGCAGCGGCGGCATACGCTATGGTGGGGGTTTTTAGATGTTCGCTGGCAATATTCTTACCGTGCTTGGTCTGGCTTTTGACCACGGCATCAATCAGCGCCTTCTCTCGGGCAATATCCTCGTCCCCCATAGCGGGAAACTCGGCACCAAGGGCGTGTTGTAACTCAACGGTGTTCCCCGCAACCGCCATCTCTTCTAGCAGGGTTGCCGTGGTGTCGTCCGTCATGTCGTAAGGCATGGGGTGTTCTTTCGATGGTTCTATGTCAACTACAGGCATTTGGGCGCTGTCCGTTGTTGTTAGTTTTGTGGGGGGGAGTGTAGTGGGTGCGCAACAGAAAGTAAAATAAAAAATATATAGGGGGTGGGGGGTAGGCAAATGAAAATGGAAGGGGGGCCTTTTGTGGGGAGGCGCATTAGCCGGCTAACGCGAGGGAATATAGGTACGTCTTGCGCCTACTAAACATTTGCCGTAGCCGGCTACGGCAACTAAATACAGGTACGTCTTGCGCCCAAACAATCGCATTAGCCGGCTAACGCGAGGGAAACTGAGGAAAATGCAATCTAATGTGCGGAACACTATGTATAGGATGTTGCCGCGCGTGCGCTGAAAAAGGGGGGTCGGGGGGCGGTGGGTGCGCCCTATTCTACCAGAAGTTATCTGTACCACGTTTAGGGTGTATAATGTTTACAGTGGAAAGAGGAACAATCCACTACATACTAACAATAGTATGTTCATACTTTTCAACCTTATATACAGGAGCATTACCATGACAACTTCAACAAAGGCAACAAAGGCAACAAAGGCAACAAAGACAACAAAGAAAGATACCCCCAAGGAAATAGTTGTACTCTTTAGTAAAGGTGGTACAGGCAAAAATGCCCACATTACAAGTGTGAATGTTCTTAGTTATGGGGTGGTAACCCCTAGCATGCTCGGTGTGGCTGGAGATACCATGACATACCTATGCGCTAACTTACTAGCCGGGACAGTTGACCCGGATATCATTGCCGCTAACAGTGTACGGGGAAGGTTAAAGAAAATGTTCCCACAACTGGATAACCCCACACTTGATCGCCTTCGTAAGTGTTTAGATGTTACTCCGGAGGTACTCCGGGCAAAATGGACGATTAAGTTTCATAGTATGAAACGGGTGACCGCTCCCACGCTGGACGGGTTAAAGTCTGCACTGGCAACACCAAAAGAAAAGGAAATGACCTTGAAGGACAAACTGTTAGAATGGATCAACAGCGTCCAACCGGCAACACTAAAAGACCTGCCGGTGAAGTTATATGATATCTTAGTAGATATCATGCCAGAGAAGTAGTACCAGTACCAGACCCCACCGGATAATCCGGTGGGGTTTTTTTTCGCCCAGAATTTGACCCCCGGTCTTTTCCTTCAAAAAATTTGTTGAT